ATTCACCCTGAAGATTGCTCATCGTAACGATTCCGTGATTACCTTCCAAAGCAGGTGACCACGCTTCAATTTTTCCTGTCGCTTTCGAGTCTTTACCCATAACGTAATTACCAACACTGTACAATGATTCTGGTAGGAAACCACCAGTGCTTGTGCTTGTAACTTCAAGTGCTGTATTGGCGGATACATTTGACCCTGCAATTCTGTACGGGTTACCCTCACTGTTCAGATACTGTGAGTCCGTGTCATTGAGAGTGGGGTTTTTGATAATTCCGTATTGACGAATTTCGTTTTCCAAAAAGAAGTTATTGTCTTCTGACTGGTCAATGTTAACAACTAAAAGAAGAGCAGTTGATTGCAATTCAAGAGGAGGATTAGAACCAAGACCACCCAACGGAGAAAGAATTGCTCTTGCATCTGCTTGTGTTCCGCTCGATGCGGCAGCAGTAGTTAATGCTGATGGGGTAAACTCTATAGTTGCGTGAGAATAGTTTTTGCCAGGATTGGTTACTATTATATGTTGAACTTGCTTTCTGGTAGTAGTGTCTGTATCATATTCGTATAAAGACGCAAACGCTTCAGCAGAAACCCCATCACCAAAAATAGTTACTCGGGGTGCTATTTCGTATTTACTTCCACTGGGAATTGTATATTCGAGAGGTTCTTCAAAAATTGCAAGAGAAGTACTAGCAGTAAAGTCAGTAATGAGTCTTCTTTGTCCTGCACCAATTCCGTCTGTGATTGATATGACTGTACCATTGAATGCGTCATCTGCAATTCCCGCACCAGAACCTTGAGCGGTTGCCATAAATATTCCAGTAGAACCCGCCGAAGAATCGCCACTCGTAGTGATGTCTGGGGTGCCTGTTGGTGTAATTAGTGGAGAAGAGTAGTTACCATTTCGTGTGGTTAGTTCTACAAATTCGATACCACCATCATTTGCATTTTGTTGTACTGTCCATTGATTCTTCGAAGTTGTTCCCGTTCCCCTATTGGTAACTTTTCGAATAGGAATAAAGGAATCATCAATATAATATCTCTGTGGTTCAGGAATCGTTAACATATATTTCCACTGATATCCATCACCAGTTTGAATCAATCCTGTTGTTCGAATTCCTTTTGGTTCGATTGTGGAAGGAGCCCCAGAGTTATTACTAATGCACTTGTATACATTATATTCTGAGGTCATTACATAATAGGCTTTATCTTCTAAATCAATATTATCGTTGTATTGATAATAAATATTTCCAAATGTCCAATCGTATCTGGGAGACATATACAAAGCGGCATTAAAATCAATCTGCTTCATACCCACGACACTTCTTCTTACATTTACATCTGCAAACCTGTTATCTTCGGGTTGAGCAAAAGTTTGACCAGAAGTCCATCCGTCAGACTTACCGACAAAGAGAAAATACTTATCAGTGGAATTTACAGCAAAATTTCTTAAAAATGAACCTGCGAGTTCTCTTCTAAGACTTGTTTTAAATGCTGAATTGTCGCCAGTTACTGCCATCTATAATCTCCGAGATAATATATTTATATATGAAAAAACCATTCAGAATCTACCATTTATTTCTGTGGCGTTCCATCCCTTGTGCATTAGTTCGTTGCCATTTCTTGAACTACTCCAAGTACTACCAGCCGCTGTTGTAAGGTCATAGTCTGTTACAATGCCGAATGTGTTCCCGCTAACATCAATGTAAAGGAATGGGTTTATTTCTACCGATGTAAATCCACAACCAGAGTCAATCCCTGTTATTCCTCTCATATTTGGATGCGGGTAAATTACCCAATATGAACCTTTAAGATTCCAGTTTGCGGCATCCGCAGTCCCATTAATAATTCCATCTGCATAACCCGCAGAAGCACCAGAGAGTCCATTTCCATACATCTCAAGAATGACTCCCTGACTTCCTTGGTATAGAGGACCAGATGCACCAGATGCACCATCCCAAGTATGTCCGCTTGCTCCTTGGGCTGCCTCTTCAAAAGCAAACTGATGACCAGAAACTACTGTGTCTCCAGGTCCTGTTCGTCCCGCAACATCATTATATACTAATCCATAGTATGAAGCAGTTCTTCCAGATGCAGATGCTCCGTGGTGAATTGTGGTTCCATTTTCTGTGACAGGATTACTCGAAGATGGATTATAGCCGAATGGATATAAGTCTTTGCTTGCGGAGTTATGTCTAAGATTTTCTGAAGTGTTAAATGTATATGGTGTGTAATGACCAAGTACAGAAATTTCAAAAGGTTTCGCTGATGTTTTTCTTCGTGTGGATATTGGCTCAAATCTTTTCATTACCATTTGATTAAACAGTTTTGCACCTGCTGGATGAATCAAATCTAAGATTTGTTTTTTGTATGACGATAATGTTATATCTGTTTTTATTTCATACGAGAAGTTTTGATAGAATTTAGCATCAAAAACTTTCTTGTTTGTGCTTAGTTGTCCATCCGTTCCAAAATAATAGCCAGGATATATTGAAGTAGAATCAACAGAGGCCGTAATACCAGCACCAGTTCCGTTTGCAGTTTCTATACCGAAAGTGAGTACATCATTTACATTATACGAAATTCCAGAATTGATAATATCAATCGCTACAATTCCACCCTTTCCGTCAATTTCTATAATCTCTCCGAAAGCATCCGTACCACCAGTGGATGTGGAGATTACATTTACCACATCGCCTACTCTATAGTTTTCTCCACGTTCGGCAGATGTGACCCCAACAATTGGAGAAAGTTTTTGGATTACAGGATATATGTTTTCTACTATATCGCCAGTTGTACCTCCAATTGCAATTGTAAGTGGAGTATCCTCTCTGAATTTTCCATTAATCTCATCAATTATTATCTCTACAACTGATGCATTTTTAGTTTCATATTGTTTGACATTTCTTATAATAGCCGAGGCAATAAACTCTCCGTTTGGTAAGAGTTGTGTTGCCTTTTTATCGATACTATTCCAAATCTCATTATCATTGACGGTCGAAATCTTCAAACTGGTATCAGTTATCCATTTACCAGAAGAAGACTTTAGAATATCTGTTTTGGGATAATAGAAATTATCAATTACCGTGTCGTGTATTATTCGAAACAAAAGACGGTATGCCTTCTCTGTTCCCTTTGCTCTGTAGAATTCTTTAATTCTTTTTACTAGCCTTTTCTGGTCAACAGGACTATTGGTAGTCGTGTCGAATGCCAGAGCAACAGGAAATTTTTCCATATATTGATTTTTAAAATAGTTTATGAAAGACGTTACACTTGTATCAATATCAGAATAATCCTGAAGAACAAAGGTACTGTACAAAGTTCCATTTGTTTGCTCCATCCACTCATAATATGCTTCTAAAAATTCTGTTAATCTAGTATGGTCTTGCCTGACAAAATCAGGAAGTTGTTCCTTTACCATTGCAGAAACAGAAACCAAACTGTCCACTTTTGTGTTTAGCGGAGTCAGCGTTCCTACTGACGAAGCAGTCTGATTCGAATTGAGTATTAATATTAAACTCATCTATTCCTTCTTATCAATAAGAACTACTTGATGAACCAGAACTACTTGATGAACTAGAACTACTTGATGAACTAGAACTCATCGAACTGGAACTATGGGAACTTGAACCGCCGCTTGTCTTTTCTGTTATATCTCTTATTGATAGTGTTATTGCACTTGAGTCAACAGTGTCAATTGTTAAAATTCTTGACCTACTTGCAAATACATTTTTATCTCTAAGTGGTGTATTTATTTTTATATGTGAATTGTTTAGATATGAAAGAGGTCTAAAGTTATTTAAATTTATGACACCAGTTTCATAATCTACTGTCCCGACAGATGCTGTTCCAAAATAAACCAGAATCTTTTCTCCGTTAATTCCAGTTTTCCACAATCGAATATTGCCATATCCATCATCATCTAAGTAGGCTGTAATTACCGTATTATCATCATCTTTATATGAAAAAGCAGAACTGCTAATAACTGGAACGTGTCCATCGTGCGGGTGAAGAATTGGATTTCCGAATTCTATTGTGTAGTTTGCAGTTGTTCCAATAGCAGGTTCGAATCTTCTTTCTAAAGACAATGTGGTGTCGTTACCTACAATAGAAGAACTAGAGTCATCCATTAGTTTCGTGAGTTTAGAGAAATACAAATCCTTATCAAATTTTTCCAAATCATTATCGATGTAATGAATAATTGAGTCTCTTACTAACTTTAATATGGAGTTTTTATCAAGAACAGTTTTGCTTCGGTCAAAAACTACATCACTGCGAACATTGAGAAACAAATAGTCTGGGTCAACAATTTCGGGAGTTACAGTCACAATGTTTGAAGTCTTAAGAATATCTTTTTTGATTTCTTCTTTTTTCGTATCATCAATCTTAAGACCACTCAGAGGCTTGACTGAGATGAATACCTTACCATATTCTGGTGGGACATTATCTTCTCCGCCCCAGACATAAACAGATTCGATGTCTGCATAATCTCTCATCAAGATTGCTTCGTAGTCCTTAGAGGTCACTGACCTGTCTTGTGCTTGATACGTTTTTGGTGCATAGAACTTAATTGACTTTACACTTTCTGCATCTGCACCACCAGCGGCTGCCGACACTACTGCTACGGTAGAATCAGACAGAGCAAATACTCTTGCTCCTTCTTTGTCCGAACTTCCTACGTTGTTGGCATCTGGTCCTTTTGTATTCAGGTATTGAAGAATAATAACATTACCGTTGTCTGGTTTTTTCCCTACAATGTTATCACCGAAGTATACTTCAAATTCTCCACCATCAATTTCTTGAATGTGATACGCTTTGTCGGTTTTACCAACAATATTAATATCAGTAACAATAGTCCACGCATCAGTATAACCACTGGTATCTTCTGTGGATGTTTGTACACGAACAGTGAGAGTTGAAGTATCTGCTACCGCAGGAATGACATACTTTGCAGAAGTTCTATCATCAAAAACGTAAGAGAGTGTTTCAAATTTTCCTTGTTTAATCGTAACATTCTGAGCAACTGTTTGACCTACAGTTTCTTCCCGAGAATCGAGTGTATATCCTACAGTTGACATTACAGAAAAATCAAACGATTCGTCTCCCTGTGTGCCTTTGAGTATTGTACCTCTTTCTATAGCATCCGTAAGTTCAGCGGCTGGAGAAAAAATATCTACGGTTGCTGTCGGAGCGGTTCTCGACCTTGGTGTATATCCGAGATGTTTTGCCAAAGAAACAACAGAGTCTCTCCGTACAGCACTGTCCAAGAACATTTCATTTGCTACCATATTTGTATAGAACCCTTGGTAGTGGGTATTGTAGGCGAGCAAGTCCATTAGGATATTGATACCAGAGCCTTCGAAATTGATATCTTTAAATTGCTCTTGTGTTGAGAGGTATGCCTTTAGATTCGTTTTGATACTATCAAAATCTAAATCCGAAACTGAAAGTTTTGCGTTAAATCTGTCTGCCATTATCGTATCCTCTCCAGAGGTAATTCGAGTTCAAATCTCTCATCAGGAACTCCGACTATTCTAAATCTAAGAGTTACATCCAATAAATTTATATCATCGTTTTGAACAACAATAACCTCGTCCATTTTTGCCCGTGGTTCGTGGTCCCGTATGATGTCTTCGATTTCTCTTTCTATCTCGAAACCAATGACTGGGGTGAAATTTTCAAACAATAGTTTACGAACTTCTGACCTAATTTCTGGATGAAATGGTTTTTCGTATTTCCCCATAAACACCAGATTTCGTAATGACCTTTTTACTGCTTCCTCATCATACTTAAGTGATATATCTCCGCTCACTGGGTGGGTGATGAAGTCTAGGTCTAAGTCGGAATATCTTTTTTTCTTTGCCATATACTTATGTAGTCTGGGCAGCCAACTCAGCCTCAATATATCTTCGTTTTTCTTTTACCATTGGAATTATATCTTCTTCAACAACTGCGTCTGCCTTTACCCAAGAACACCACTCCACAGACAGACAACCAATTACACTCATTCCATTTGCATTTCGTATTGGAACCAATGAAAACATTATTACACTGTTTGATTCTAAGTGTCTCTTAAAGTGACAGTCTGGTAGTTTCGACGTTAACTGTGGTCTTCCATCGTCTGCGGTAACAACTTCGAGCATTTCTCCGAACATTGTTAGGATGACATCTTGTCTGGTGTGTCGGGTTTCAGAAACGCCACTTCTGCACGATTCGTGTGTAAGAGAAAATCTCTTCATTGAAGAACCATCGACGAACTTTCCGCCATTGTGAAATTGAACAACTTGGGCGCGTCCTGCATCTCCGAGGACTCTAAGTTCTGTTAAGTGTTCGTGTACTTTGGTGTGTAGGTTTACAAATTTTTGAGACGTTGGGAGTTCTTTCCATATGGATTTGTTTTCTTTTCTCTGTTTCAAGAAAGACTTAATCATTGGATAACCCAAAAGAAGTCCTGCCCCTACAGCAGCCAGTACCATCCCTGCTTCCACCCAAGAGCCAAAAATATCGATACCTTCTACTGTATTATCTACCATTTAAAATCCCGTATATTGTTATTAA